CAGTTCATATCCTGCTGAGAATCCAACACACCTAAATCTAAAACCTTGGTAATGGGGTTGCGGTAATCGTCGATGTTTGAAGCATTAAAAGTTTTAGTTATTGTTTCACCATCAATATCAGCGATACAAACAACCCGGGTAACGACATCATCCCTCGAATACGTTCTACTGACATCAGCGTTTTGCACCCCATATTCCAAAACCACGTTGGAGGGGGAGGTTTGAAGCTGGGGGATGGGCCTAACTTTGTAATTGTCTAAGACCAATCTTGCAAAAAAATGATCGAGAATCTTCTTCAAATTCTGGGCGATCGTACCTGTATCAATCGAAATTAACCGCCTGATAGAATACATGGTTCCGGTTCCACCGGCTTCGTAAACAAAGTCACTGCCATTTTGATAGCTGAGCAACTTATTTATGTGTTGCCCAATTGTGCCTGTAAATTGATAGGCTTCAGGTATAACATGTTCCTCTANTTCAAAGAAAACGTGTTCTGCTGAAACTATGACATATCTTTCTTCTCCCTTTCGCTCTGTACTAACATCGCGGATCGTGAATTTTTGGTTTTCGTATAAAAGATAGTTGTTCTGCACCAAGTATTCTGCCGAGGGGTCATCCTGTATTACTGTTATGTTTATGGACCAACTGCCGCTATCAACCTTTGAAACCATACCGTCTTTTAAGTTTAAAAGAGCACCAAGCTCATTAAAGGATCTATCCAAAACCTTAATCAAAGCTAAGCACCCCCATCACACTCAAAAACAATTAGACCCCGGGTCCATCTGGCCGTGGCATCTCCCGCCATAGCAACCTCGTCATAAACCTGAGCAGTATACACTTTACTTAGATTGTCGCTAAACACAAGATTGCCCTTGCCATCCAAGAAGGTGGAAAGAGTGCCAATCCTAGTTTGCAAGTTCTTTGCGCTATCGGCTTCAATCACAACCTCAACCGTTATTAAAAAGTCCTCTTTGCGATTGTTGCCGAAATCATAGGACCCGTCTCTTCCGGGAATCACAACTTTATTGCGCTCGTATGGAGGCCGGGCGGGGCGGATAATATTGGTTATTCTGACACCCGGCACTGCCTGGCGCAAACTTGCGCCTTTGAAAGTAAGATCCGTACCCACCCCTAAAACCTCCTTCCGTATTCAAGTTCAAGTTTCCGCATGGTCACTTCAAACCTTCGCTCAATTTCCTTTTCATCAAGTTCTTTAGTTACATAAAAATTATTGACAACTTGCAGCCCACCGGCGCTATCCAGTGGGGTTACTTGTGCCCCTCTAGGCAGGTTTAAAACTTCCGGCCCACGTTCTCCCACAAGCGCAAGGCCCGGCTGTACAATGTTGCCTCCCGTGGCAAGGTGGGGAATTTCGGACAGATTGAACCCCCATTTTTTCCCACCAAAACCGGGAACCCAATCCGGGACATCGAAAGATATGGTATTCAAGCCGCGAATCATTTTGTTAACCCCATCAATAACCCAGTTGATTATTTTCTTGATGAAGTTCCACATCTGTTCAAACACCCACACCACACCGTCTTTAATAGCAGTAAAGGCCCCAACAAAAGCATCCACAAACGGACTGATGAATTCCATAACTTTCTCAACCATATCTTTGACAAACGCTTTAATGTCGTCACCAAACTTCTTCCACAAAGCTACCAACCCCACTATTGCGGCTCCAATGAGCACGAAGGGTGCAGCCGGTCCCGTAATGATGGCCATGATTGCCGTGCCGATTCCTGTAAAAACAGGTCCCAAGGCAGCTAATACAGGAAGTAGTGCACTAATTGACGTCATCATCTGCCCAACGATCAATAGTACAGGGCCCGCAGCAACCAGTAGGCCCGCGAGAGATAAAATAATCGTTTGTGTAGTAGGGCTTAATTCCGAAAACCATTCTAGTAAACCTTTTACCTTGTCCCCTAGAGACATAATAAGAGGGATAACCGTGTCTTTAATTATTGGTGCAAGTATATCTCCAAGCTGGATCATGAGTCCTTCAGTTTGACTTGCTAGGGCCCGAAATGCCCCTCCGATGTTATCTTCCATTATGTCCGCCATTTCCTTGGCGGAACCGGTGGAATTTCGCAGTTCCTTTTCCAACCCGCGATAGGCTTCAGATCCTTCTGCAAGCAAAATGTTAACACCACGGATAGATTGCTGTTGAAAGACCGCTCCCAGTGCTGCATCACGCTGTGCATCCGTCATGTGCTTGGTTGCATCTTCAATGTCCGCCATGATATCACTTAGAGAGCGCATGGCCCCGGCCGAATCATAAACCTCAATTGTCATATCGCCCATAGCAACTTTACCATCATCTACTTCGCTTTTAAGATCCCTTAACATAGCAGTCAGGGTTGTCCCGGCCATAGACCCCTTGATACCGGAGTCGGCTAGCGTACCCAAAATTGCACTTGTTTCTTCCAGGTCCATGCCGGAGGCATTAGCGGCCGCGCCGGCCATTTTCATTGCTTCTCCTAACTGCTCGATGTTGGTATTGCTTTTAGAGGCCGCCGAGGCAAAAACATCAGCTGCCCGTCCAGCCTCGTTGGCCCCCATCTGAAACATAGACATTGTATCAGTAACAATATCTGCTGCACGTGCTAGATCCATAGCACCCGCACTGGCCAGGCTCAGCATCTCAGGTGTGGCCTCAAGGATTTGATTGACATCCCAACCCGCTAAAGCCAGAAAACCCATAGCATCAGCCGCAGCAGATGCAGAGTGGGCTGTGGTGGCCCCGAGTTCCTGGGCTAATTCCCTAAGAGAGGTGAATTCATCTCCAACAGCCCCGGTCAGGGCGGCGACCTGGGACATGCTATCATCAAATTTTGAAACGGTGGCCACCGCGGCAGTGCCAATCCCCACAATAGGGGCTGTTACTTTAAGGGACATACTCTTGCCAATGCTAGTTAAGGATTCTCCTGTTTTCTTGAGATCGGCGGAAGCCTCGTTCATCTTTTGTTTGAATTCATCAATGTTGGCACCAACAGTAACAAATAAGCGTCCTAGTTCTGACATTATTCGGAGCCTCCTTTCGTAACTACTTCACCACCATAAATCGTGTTCAAAGCCTTCAAAATGTGCAGTTGTTCTTTTGGCGTTTGGGGTGGTTTAGCTTTTGGGGTTAAAAAGTCGTCTGGCTCTACCGGTGGGTCAGGTCTCCAAAGTATATTTATTAGTGTACAAGTAATAAGGAGAGCCCTGTAATCAGCTCTCCTTTCCTGGTCGTGGAACCGTTCCACTAGTGCGTTATATTGATCAATCCCCAAACCCCAAAATTCCTCTTCACTTAGTCCCAAATCAAAACGCCCGATGGACCATCTTTCTAACCATGCGGGCGTTAAGCGTTTTTTGTCATCAACTCTTCCAGTGCCGCTTTTACGCGGCCAATGTTTCCGATGTGGATGAGACTTCCGACATCGTGCGGAGTGATCTCAGGGTCCTCGTGGAGTAGGGCGGCCCAGATCAAATGCCTCATCGTCTTGGTATCTATACCCTCACCTAAATCAGTAAGGGATTTGCCTGTAACTTCTTCAAATGCCTCTAATCCGTTCAGATCAAGTTTAAGGTTGCGCTCTTTATCAAGCATAATCTTCACAAGTGGAGTGTTCTTTGACATAACCTTCAACCTCCTTCAGGTCCTAGTCTCCGTTTATGGGGTCACCGTTTTCCTCCGGGTTCAAGACATCAACTCCGTCAATTATCAACTGNGGCATACCCGATACCCTAATATTGGCGTTGAACGGTACTTTACCACCNGCGAGCTCACCCATATTCAAACTTTGTACTAATCCCTCAAACTTCCATTCCGCAATATCGTCTGGTAACTTAATAGACATCGGTACGCGTTCAGCACTTTTAAACAGGCTGATCACCTTTTGCTGACCAGGGTCTTCGGCTACAAAGTTCCCGGAAANAGGAAGAGTACCAGACCGCATCAAGGTCATGATAAATTCTTCATGCCCACCGGGGGAATCATGATTCGTGACATCTTCTTCATCTCTAGTCAGCTGGGGGGTGCCAATGTTTTGCAGTTCCGCTACCTTAACTCCGTCAACTATCAGCTGAGTACCGTGGGCCCACTTAGCCCTTGTAAGTTGAGTTGTCATTTTTAATCCTCCTCATATTGGATAGTCAAATCTATAGCCTTATGGAAAAGGCCTGTGTCGTCTTCGTAATCATCAAACTCAGTTTCAATTGTGACTTGGGCAATAAAAATACCACCTTCGCCCTGGTGGACTCCGATGGTTTCGTTTTGCACTTGCTCCAAAATTATTATAGTTTCCCGAGAGAGTTGTTCAGTTTCAGTGTCTGACTTCGCAAACCAATCAATCTGCACCCTGGC